CTCGATTTGATGGCCTTTATGCCCGCAGTCACACTCGGTGGTAGTGCTCCTTGAACAATGCTATCGGTGTGCTTAAGCCTTATCACATTTGGTTTGATCATCGTTAGGCCAACTGCTTTAGCTTGATTTTGCGTATACGTCACAGCCTGTCTAGAACTATTGCCTGCTACAACTTTAGTAGCCCACCTTATATCTATTGGTTCCATGTCCATTTCAACACCTTCAACCAATTCCTTAGGCCAAGCTCCCATGTGGTCGCAACCTATTCCACCATGTGCGCCTGACGCAACCAATAAGTTCTTAGGTGGCTTTGAAACTTTCTTAACACCTCCATCATAGTATGACACAGTTGCAAAGTGCTCGGTAACTATGTCACGCCAACACTCAATGTTACTGCTCCTACTGCGTCTTATGATAGTGTTGATGTTATCATTGACCGCTCGTGCTTCTTCTGGCCCATATGTAGTTATCCCACCTTGAGCGTCTGATGACACGAAACCGCCCACTGCTCTGTTAGCTGAACCCCTGATGTATTTGCCATCACTATAGGTTAGCCGTAAGAACTCAGTCTTATCCGAGCTGGTCATTTGCTTTATGTTTTGAGCATCCAGGCCGCTTTTGTCTATTATCTCAAGATACTTAAGGGCAGTGTATTCTCCACCATTAGCTTTGGCTGACATGTCATCCCCCAACAGGTGTTGCCATTCCACTGGCTGATATCCATACATGTTGTAGAAACTCAGTGCTGTGGTGGATTGATAATACTTATTGAACAAAGTGTTGTGGAATGTTGTTGACCGCCAACCTGTCCACAGACCACGAATGAGCTCCAAGTAATCCTTGTTGCCTATTTTGCCTCTCGCGCTCACACTGTCAAGTGCAGCTGCAGCCCATCTGCATGCAGCAGCTGAGAATGCTACGAAATTCATGCTATCCCAATCAGCTTGATGGTCAACTACACTGGGATCAAGATGCGTTGCGAGTGTCACCCAATGCATTTTGAGATTAGCATATGTGTGTATCAAATTGTGATCTTTGAAGTCACTGGTTATAAGATAATCCCGATTATCTTTAGCTGTAGCAGCTAACCTTTTTG